GGGTGGTGGGGCGCTCCCGCTTAGAAAATGCTTTAAGGTTAGTTTGTGCTATGTGCAATACGCCAACAGACATAGGCAACATCAACCTTGGACTCTTATTAGTATTATTTTATTTGAGTCATAATAATAATTAATTAATATTTATAAATAACCCGGTATCTAGTTGCTTATCTGCTGTGATTGCTGAGCACTGAAAGATAAAGATTAGTGTTCAATTGCTTGCTTAAGAATCTTTTGTTTTGCTTTAGGTTTTATAATTAATTGTTTTTCCTCTTCTTCTTCTTCTTCTGATAACTCTTGTATTTCTTCTTCTTTAATTTTAATTGGATTTTCTTTCACTTGATTAATTTTTACTTCTGGTTTAAGCATTCTTACTCTTCTTCTTGTTAAAGGTACAATTGCTGTTGGTGTTCTTTCAACTATTGAATTCTCTGGTAATACATAATGAGTTTCTATTGCTGTAGTAGTTAATGAACCTCTATATATAGTGTAGGATTTGACTGGTTTGTTGAAAGTGACAAGATTATGCTGTGGGTCAGTGTAATCTATGGCTCTTGTTGAATATTGTACCACAGCATCTATTATACCCCATTCTGCTATTGCAGTAGGTGTGAATTGTTGAATGTCTCCTCCATTTGTATTGATTGTGAATATTAAATGTCTGTTATTGGGGTCGTCTCTTGGATGACAATCTATCATTAATGCTTGATTGTTAAGAAAATTGATTTGAAAGCCTTGTGATGTAACTTCTCTGTCTCCTATTTCTGGATTGAGTCTAACATTGGCCACTACTGGTGCATTTATTGTATCAAGTGCTGTATTGCCAAAGAACCATAGTGGTTGTCCTAGTCTCATGGGTATCTCTGTATCATTATAGGAGAATACTAATGCTCCATCGTCATCTTTGTCTATTTGTATTATTGCTCCGATTGATGGATTGTCAGTTATGGAACAAGATATAGCTGCCATATTATCATCATCTCTGGTTAGAACATCATTTGTAGTTGTAATTCCTGTGTTATAAAAGGCATGTGATAAACCTATTGGATTCTTGAACGTATAAGCATAATCTATGTAGAAGTATCCTGGTATTATTTTATTTCCTTGATTGTTTACACATGCTACAGATATTGCCATAAATATGAATGGATTAGATTCTTGATCGAATTTTCCCGCACATCTAAACAAATTAAATTGTAAATTTGATTTCATAGTTACACTGGATGTGAATGTTTTATAACATTGAGTCATCATTCCTCCTGGTGATGTTCTTAGAGTTTGTTGAAAGTTATTAGTTGATGGTAATGTATGCCACAATGTTCCTGCTATAACATTTCCTTGTTGAGTTACTGCACATTGAGGTACATATGTTACTTTAAATAATAATGGTCTGTAATTCTGATATCCTGCTGCTAAGGCGGCTACTCGAGTTCCTATCCAGTAACAAGGATTTGATGGTATTACTGTAATCACTGGTGTTTCATTATTAGTATTTAGATTGTCTGGTATTGCATAGACTAAATCTCGTCCTTTCACAGTCATTGAGTTTCCATCTTGTGATGTTATATTGAATATTCTTTTGAATGATTTTGTTTGAGCTGCTGGCATTCTAAATCGGCTTGCTAATTTTCTTACTCTATTATTTCTTCTGTTCTTTTTCTTAATGTTTTGTGCTATTTTCTTTATTTTTGAATTAAGATTCTTAAGCTTGCGTTTGGTATTTTTATTAGTCTTAGTATTCATTTAAATTTATTAGGCCCACCAAAGATTTTAACTCTTCGGTATCAAATTCAGCATTAATTTGATCGTTAATGTATTTCAATTCATTTATTGTATTTGTTTCAGTACGTATGTTGTATCTCAGTTGCATATTATCCCAATAATTAGGCAATATTAAATCTTCAGAATCTTGCCTTCCTTGTATTTCATATAATTTCTTTAGCCTTGCATTATATATATCTCCAAATCCAAAGTCATACATTTCTAACCTTTCTTTTGCTCTCTTAGTTTTTGCAATGATATCTACTGTTTTTCTTTTGAATTCTGGTAAGTTACAGTATTGGTCATATATTTTTTGTGCTGCTTGTCTGTGTGCTTGTGCCATAATTTCAAAAACTTCAATCCCTGAATAGCTTTTCTCATAACTAACTGCTAAATCAATATGATATTGGACTAATTCACTCCAATTTTTACTTTTAGCTTTAATAGAATAAAGTGCTAAATTGTATAATTTCTTGGGATCTCTGGTTAATGTTATTCTTTCATATGTGTCATCTACATACCATGATCTTAATGAGCAAAATTTAAAAGATGATAAATCTCCAATGTCCAAGAATTTGCATATCTGTCCTAGTCCTCCTCGCCTATTATCTAGTATTTTATATTGCTTGACTGGTTTGCCCAAGAAGTATTTATCATATATTCCCCTTATGAATTCATCTGATATTCTCTGTTTATATAAGACACTGAAGTCATCGCCTTTTGAAAATACTATAAAATCTGATCCATATTTCAAGCCTGATTTTTCATTTGCATATATGTTGTACATAGCCATTCTTATGGTATTTGCTAATGTAGTGTCTGAGTCTCCTGAGAATACAGTTCCTAGCACTTTATATGTCATGTATGTCCTTGGTTTTCCATTGACATGATATTTAACATCCATGGTTTTGTAATGTAGGTTGGATAACAATTCAAACTCCTCTTTGGGTACATGATATATTTTATCCTTTATTCTATTATATATATATCTGTCTAATGCTTTCAAGGTTACATCTTGTGAATTATCAAACGCTGATCCATCTCCTTCAACTACTTTGGTAAATCCTTGAGCTGCATATGTGTTTATTTTGTCTGCCATTTCAGTTAAATTCATACCTCCACAATATCCATTAAGTTTGTGTGCCATTAATTCTTCTAATTGCCAACATACAGGACCCATTGTATATTTTATTCTTTGTGGTATTGAGCATACCATTCTTGGTTTTCCATCGGCTGGTTGCAACTCTGCTTTAACTATAGCTTCATAATGTAATGTTAATTGTCTCTCTCGTTCTTTCTCTGAATATAGTAATCTATACATATCTGGTCTTTCATAATACATTTTTATTGGTTTTATTGCTTGTTGCTTGGCTGCTGATAAATGATTATACCATTGAACTACATCATAGGAAAAATGATCCAATTCATATCCTATTTCTTTTTCTATTCGTTGAGTTGCATAAGATATAAAGTCTCTAGCTATTGATCCTGATGGTGTTGGTGCAGTCTTCATCTGTCGTTTAGCTGCTGCAAATAGTGTTTGTTTGTTCTTTCCATACATCATTACTTCCTTGTCATGAAAATTGATATTTGTGCCTAGTATTTTCATAAATCCTATTTTATCTGGTTGTTTATCTATGATTTGTCTTACTTTGATATCATTAATGGTGTCCATATTGTTGACTAATATAGAAGGGAGGTTTGATTCTTTCAAGTACTTATAATGTTCTGGATGAGTTTGTTCTGATAACTCTTTCAATTGAGGATCTTTTATTTTTATTAGGAGTCTTGGAAAACCTATCACCTTATGATAATTGTGATCATCTTCAGTAATTAAACCTGCTTTAATCATGGCTTCAAAATATGGTTTGTCTTCATTAGGTACGGCTATTTTTGGGATTGTAGTTAGTGTTGGATGCATTGCCTGGTGAAATTGGAATGTGTTTGAATAATAACATATGTTGTTGGGAGATGCATGTTCTTCAATATTATCTGTAGTATAAGTAAATTTATATGTTTGATTGGTAATATTGAGAACTTTGCTATCCCCAACATTATTGGTGGGCCTTAGTGAAAACCCTGAGGGTTTTGTTCAGCATTTATATCATAAGTTTTGGGAACAGTATAGAAAATGCTGCGTATGTATAATTTAATTTTGGCCCATTGAGTATATTCAGGTACTTGATATTTTTCTAATTTATATTCACCAGTTTTAAATGAATTTAATGTTTTGGTTAAATTTGATTGTAATAAGGCACTTATATTCTTTTCAGTTTGTAAAGTTTGATATAATACTTCTGCTAATAATGGTATGACTTGATTTGGTATGTTCAACTCTGGATTTTCTTTTTGTATGAATGTAATTAAACTTCTAATACTGGGATCATCAACTGTTTTCATCATTACAATTTTATTGACTAATTTATTTATGAGTGTAGGTGATACAGCTTCTTTTATAGTTGCTATGTATTGTGTTGTATCATTGACTTTTATTCTAAGATTGTAAATATCATTGTTTGGATCCCGTACTGTTTTAGTAAAATAATACTGGCCATCTACCATAAATGCTTCTTTTGGGAAAGCTTGAGTTATGATTCTTTTATTCTTAGGTAAGGCTGATTCTTGTTTAACTGTTCTATATGTCATGTTAGCTATTGTTTCTTTTTCCCCTCTAGTGTTCATTATCATGTTCCTGATGTCTTCTGTTTCTTTTAATATCATGTAATAAGGTAATTCTCGATCTAATAATTCTTTAAATTTTGTATAATAACTACCTGCTTCATTATCTATGTAATCAGCGGTTATAAAATCTTCTGCTTCTGGTTCTGATATTTTAATTATTTTATATCTGACATAATATGTTGCACCACAATCATATCTCTCAACTGGTACCATTTTCAATATGAAATCATTGTTAGTAGAGCAAGGTATAACACATGCAGATAAGTTTGCTTTGACATAACTGAGATAATTTATATCGTGAATGTATACATCATCATTTCCATTCATTTTCATAAACATCTTACAATCAGAGTATTTGAATGTTGGTTTATTATCATCTAATTTCTTAGGGCTTATTTGTACATAACCTTCGATTTTATCTGCAAATTGTATAAAGTGTTTGTTGGTGTCTAAGTGTTTGGGTACATGTACTGTTCCTACCATGCAGACGCCGTCATTCAAATGGTGGGCTATTTGATAGAGATCGTCCACTGGTATATAATACAATACATCAGTTAAATTAATTAAGTATTCAGGATCTACAGGTTGCTCTCTCTCATTTCTAATCATGTACTCTTGTAATGTACCCTCCCATGATTCAACTCTATATGTATTTCTTCTTTGATTATTTGTTATGACGTTACGATATTCAGTTTCAAAATTTGTAAATTCTGGTTTTTCAACTGCATAATATCCATTATCATCTGGTACTCTTGCTCTATATTTGCAATTGTGTTGATACTCATCTAACATGGTTTTAACTGCATCTATTTCTGTTGAATGTAATAACATATTAACTTTATTTTCAAAGTTTTCTATTCTGCTTTTTACTCCTCTAATTCTCTCTTTATCAGCTGCACATGTATCAGGCATTAATATTTCAGTTGCTATACCTCCCATTAATATTCTAGTTGAATTAATATCTATAATTGGTCTACTAGGTTTATAACCTAATGGGTGGTGCTCATCTTCTACCATTTTTATATTCTCTATAATATTTCTATTCTCAGCTATTGATCTTATGTAATGTGAGATATGGTGTGGATTAGTTTCAACTGGTAGTTTTATTGGCCTAAAATTGGGATTGTCTTGTTTCATAATAGCATTATACTTATCTACTGGTATAAAGTTAACATTTGCAATGCTATTTAATATTTTACAATTTCTTTCTGTTTCTGGTCTCTCATAACGATAATAATCAAAATATTCTTTATTAAATTTACTAATCTTTATCTTTCGGTCAAATTGTTTAATGTCGGTGACCTCCGACTCAACTTTAATGGGTCTAGGACCCATAGTTTTTCTAAAAGCTTTCATTTTTT